CTTCTGGTAAGTTGTTTAATGAGAATGTCTCATTGTCTAGGGTTAATATCTGCATAATTCCTTATTTTTGCCAATCCACTTTATCAATAGTAAATGGATACTTGGCGTCCTTGTAAAATTTCTTCCTCGCCGTGAGGTGACGTTTAGCGAATTTGCAGGTGGATGTAATATCCCAGATCTGAACGAAATCTTTATCCTTTGCTTTACGGATTCCTCGACCTATTGATTGAATAACCCGTACAAACGATTTCCCAGGCTCCAAAAGAACCAGGTTAAAGATACGAGGTATATTAATACCAACAGCCGCGACACCAAAGGTAGCGACAATAATTTTATTGTCACTTGTTTTAATTTCATCATATTCTACTTTTCTGTCAGTTGTTTTAACTGCTCCTGAAATAAACACTGCGTCGTCTAAAACGCTTTCTAAATATTTGCCTGTATCGATTCTGTTAACTAGAACCAGAGTGTTGCCTGTGAGTGAGATTTTAGTGATTAAATTGCTAAGGTACGTCATCCTGTCTTTATCAGTGACAAGATACTTTAATTCTTCAGAGTATGTCTTAAACTCTGGAATGTCTAATAGTTGAACAATATTGACGTGACACTGTGACAATACACCTTTTTCTTGTAGTGTATGTGCGCTGATGCCACCAATAACTGGACCAAGGCTAGCAAAGATACGTGCTGACTCATGTTCTTCCTTTGGCACAGTACCAGTTAACCCCCAACGAATTGGTGCGTTGGACAAGTTTTGTGTTAGTAGATTCTTCAATACATCTGCCTTGGCCATGTGTACTTCGTCAACAATCACTGTGCTGACTCCATCAAGAAACTCTGCAAGTGTCAAGATGTCAGCTTCACCTGCTTTGGACTTCTTATCCAAGATGTTAAGTGATTGCCAGGTACATATAGTGTGCGTCTTGTTTAAATCTTTGCGATCGCCATAGTAAACACCCACATCTAAGTTGACGTTGACAAAGTCTTCTTCTGTTTGTTCTACAAGCGATTTGTTGGGGACAATGACAATACTTCTGCCATATGGTTCACACAAGTGGCACATGGTAGCAGTGGTAATAGTCTTACCTGCACCAGTTGCTAACTCTTGTAATGACTGTGGATTCTCTAAGAATAAGTTAATGGCATCCACTTGATAGTCACGCAACATGATGGGCTCACCCTCTTGTGGATGCCCTTTTGGCCAAACCTTGCCTTGGTCCGCCCAATAATTTTCCGTAACTTTTTCAAACTTAAGGTCAATTGGCTTACGTTGATCGTCAACTTCATCAATCTGAATGTGCAGGCCAGCAAGCACTTCCATGATGGTTTCCAATTGACTCAAGTAGCCATTGCCACCTAGACCAAATAAGCTAATGCTACCATCCCAACGTCCAAGTTTGAACGCAGGACGGTAACGTGCTGTAGGATCTTCATACTTAAACTTTGCCGTGAGTTTCTTACGAGCATCTAATGGCAAGTTTTCTAATTTTATGTTAACTTCGTCTTTAATTACTAATCTTACAGCCATTTCTCGGATTTCTCGAATATCGGTGGCGACTCAGTATATGTGATAATGAGATCGCAACAGCTAGAATAAACTGCTGTTTTGCTATTGCGTAGCTGGGAATCAATGCTTAAAACACTCATTGGTTTCCAACCACTAGTAAGAAGAAACTTTGGAATCTTCCCACTCTGGACACCTACTACTTGCGTATCAGTGCCCAAGTATTGATTATACTGCCTGTTGGCAATTAATTCATTAAATTTGATACCATTATCGTCGTTTTGCAATCTAAAATAGATGCCCACGTTGTTAATATCATGTTGGTCAAATGCATCTGCCAACTCATTCATCACTGCATTTGCCTTACTGGCATCGTAGTTGTCAAATACAACCATCAATGGCAGGCGCTTTAATTCGCATAGTGATGCCACAATGTCAGACAATCCATGCTTGGTTTTATCCACCCACACTTTGGCTTTGCCACGAGTGGCCAATTGTCTAGTCAAGGTACCATCTTGCTCAAGAGCTTCACCAGGTAGGTAGCGATATCGCATACTTCTGTCGTGGATGATGTTTTGATCAATTGGTGTAGTTACTCCTAAATCAGCAGTAATGTGCTTTAGGAAGTTTTGGTTGCTCATGTTAGTGAGCAGGAATTGATTACGAATTGCAGCCTCGTCCCATGACTTAATGATGTCATAGTGCTTGATAATAATATCATCAATTTCAAAACCCAATGGCTGTAACACTTCAACCAACGTGAGGATATTACCCTCAGTCAATGCAGCATTGTATAATTTGCCATTTTGGTTTTGTACCAGGTCTTCAATTTCACGATTGGCCTGTGTTAAGATTTTTCTAATGTTTGCACTGAATGTGAACTCAATGGCCAACATGGGAGAAGATTCTTCCCTGTAGTCAATGTATAGTTTTTTAACTTGTTCGATCATTCTAAATGGTTTGGACCATGTTGGGTCAGCAAGAGCTTGGGCTATCTCAGGTGACATATCACCAAAGTGGTGATGGTTTTCTTTTAAGATTTTTGTTAAAAGTTTGGACTGGTTTTCAGTGATAAAATACGTACCAGTAACACTGGTCGCTAAACTTTTTAAAACATTGGCTTCCCGAGGTGATACACGGGAGCCAAGTTCATAACTCTTCTGTGCTACGATGTTTAATAAAATTTTGTCAATATACGTCATAGCTTAACTATAACATACAATAACTCATTTGTCAAGACTTAATCGTTCAATATCTTCTTCAATACATTTATTGCCGTATTGAATTTCCACAATCTTACATGGTACATCGTAAGGGTTTGTCAGCTGATGCCACTCGCCAACCGGAATTCGATATTCCAAATGTTCTTTCAACAAGGTTGGTGGTAATTGATATCCGCCTGCCATCATGCTGTTAACTATACATGCACCACTGCTCACGATCCAATACTCTGAACGATGATCATGTCGTTGCATACTTAGACTCTTACCTGGTTCAACTGTCAACTCCTTGACTTTCATCCCTGGTACTTCGTGTAAGACTCTGTAATAACCCCATTGGCGTTCAGTCTTGGGTGCTTTCCACTCTTGTAGAATCCAACTTGAACTGTTGGCTTTGTTTTCACCACCAACACCAAACTGGAATATAACATCCTTGACTGCCATTTCTGGAATGTTAACGGCAGTTCTATCCCCACCATTACCAAAAATAATCTGATACCCAGGATATTGAGCTTTAACTTTTTCAAGCAAGTCACATGCTGTGCCATCACTGTCATCAAATGCCATAACTTCGTCAACGGCTTTTAAATTTCTGATAACTGCTGCTCGTTCTTCCCAGGGCATAAATGGCTGTCCTTTTTTACGAGTAAGCCAATCATCACTATTCACACCTACAATAAGATACTGACCATAAGTCTTTGCACTATTGCACATCTGGATATGCCCACTATGCACTGGGTCAAATCCACCTGATAATACTATAATTTTAGATTGATGCATCTTCCATACCTGCTACACGTAATTTGACAATATTTGTAATCTGCCATTGTTTCTGGTCAAGGGCTTTGGTAATACCCAACCACCTGTTGCGAAGTAAAGCAAACTCATTGATGATCTTTTCGAAATCAATTACGTCTGCTTCACCCTCAACAAACTTTTCACAATCACGACTACTGAGCGCACGTTGGTAAGTCTCCAAGTACTTACGAAAGTGTTGGCTCTTCAATCGTCGAAGTTCAATGTTAAGGTACTCTAGTATCGCCTCAATCTCTTGAAGTTGTCCATATCTGTTTTCAACAATGCCTGGCATTTGTGCCGCAGCCTTCTCGACATTCCCACGTAGTTTAACTTCTTCTCTAGCCTCGATTAACTCAGCTTTGTAGAACTCAACTGCATCAGGAATATAAGATATGTCCTTCGCTACTTTAGAGTACCAGCCCATTAAAACTCCAATTCTTGATAGTCGTCATCATCATCCTCTGAAGCATCCTCATCAAGGTAATACTCGATGGCCTGATCCAGAGTACTGTCAACACCTGTTGCAGTTTGTAATACACGGTCACTGACACCATAGTCTGCCAACAACTCAACAAAACGTTCAGCCGCAGCCTCTACGTGCTTCTTGTCAAGGTAATCTGCAAACAACAACCAGATGTCACCAATTTGTGTTTCATTCAACATTCTCGTCAATCTCCTGTACTGGTACTTC